GGGCAGGACCGGGCGGAACGGCTCGGTGGTGGGCCAGTCTAGAACTGCCATGCGTCAGGCTCCTGCGTAGGCGCGGCTGCGGCGCTCAGCGATCAGCGCTTGCTTGATCTGGCCAACGACGAACTTGGCGGTCGTCGGTGAGATGTCGCCAGGCGCGTTGATGGTGATGGCGATGGACGGCTCGGCGGCCTGCACGGGCTTGACGTCGCCTGTGCTGCTGCCGGTCATCAGGTATGAACGCCCGCCCGTGGTGAGCACCTCGGGGCCGTTCTCCAGGATGCGGTAGCGGCTGTTGCTGGAGACCGGGCCACCGATTGCACGGCCGCCAGCCGTTGGCAACTGGTCACCTGTGGAGTTGGTTGAGAAGCCAGATCCGCCGAAGCTGCTCAGAAGCCCGGCCAGTGCCTGCCGGATCTGGATGCGCGCCAGGTCTGCCAGCACCGACTGCACTAGGCTCTTGAAGTTGGTCTTTCCGGTGCTCACGAACTCAACCAGCGCGTCTTCTGCGCCCTTGAAAGCGTTGGAAAACGCAGTCTCTGTCAGCTTCGCGGTCTGCCTGCTGCTGTCCAGGTAGTTCGCCAGCGCTTCACGGGCCCCGACGTTGAAGTCGGCGTCCTGCTGTTCGCGCTTTGCATAGAAGTCGTCATAGCTCTCCAGCGCCTTCTTCTCGTAGTCCAGGATCAGCTGCAGTTGCTTGTCATACTCGGCCGCCAGCAGCGGGGTGCTGCGCTTCAGGGCCTCGACCCGCTGGCGCTCGACCTCGTAGCGGTCGGCAATCTGCTGGCGTGCACGCAAGCGGTCGCGTTCTGCTGACCCGATGCCTGCGCCAGCCAGTTCCTGCTGTTGGCCGCGGCGCAGCGTGTCAAGATAGGCCTGGGCTGCAATGCGCGCTTCGTCATAGGCGCGGGCCAGGGCCTCGCCTGCGCTGGTCTCTTGGATGGACAGCACAAGGCCCTTCGCCGCTGCGTCGGCGCGCAGCTTGGCGATGGATGCCGTCAGTTCGCGGACCTTGGTGTCGCGCTGGATGCGGTCGGCGTCCACCACAGTCTGCCGCTGCAACACGGACCGCTCAGCCTCCAGCGCCTTGATCTGCTCGGCCGTGGTCAGTTCGATGAATGCCCGCTTCGCGTTGTAGAAGTCGGCGTCTGCCACCTTCCCGGACTGCCGCAGCGCGTCGAGCACAGACTCGGCATTCCGGTACGCATCGGTCTGCCGCTGCAGCGCGATCTGCACAGCGCTGGTCTCGGCCTCCAGATTGGCCCGGCGCAGCGCGCCGTCATCGAACTGCTTTCGGATGGCGGCCAGCACGCGGGCGCGGTCTTCAGCGGATGCGCCGGCCTGGTCTGCCAGCCGGTTCGCGTTCTCCAGTGCCTTGTTGAGCTTCTCCTGCTTTGGCAGGCTGTCGTCCAAGACCCTGTTGAACGCAATCTGCGCTTGCCCCTTCTTGGCGGCGTCGGCCTCAGCCTTTGCGCCTTGTTCGGCCAGCGACTTGGACTCGCGCAAGCGTTCCAGGAGCTTCTCGACCTCGTTGGCCTGTTCCGCTAGGCTCTTGCCGCCAAACAGGGACGCGACAAACTCCTTGGGATTGGCGACGCCCTGGTTGTTGACCGCAAGCCGCAGGCGTTGCAGCTTCTCGGTCAGCGAGGTGATCTCATCGTCTACCGTGCTGCGGCGGCCAATGCCCAGCAGCGCGTCCTTGGCGCGAGATGCCGCAGAGGCGAGGCCGTCATAGGCGCTTTCCAGCGTGCCAACGTTCTTGGAGGCATCGCCCAGCCGCTCGTTCAGCGCCTTCAGGATGATGCTCAATCCGTCCTGCGAGCGCCCTTGCTTTTCAGCCGCGTCGATGGCCGACAGTTGCGAGACGGTCAGCAGGTTGTACTGCTTGTTAAGGCTCTCCGCGAACCTGCCCGGCGCATCGGCAGCCCGGGTGAAGTCGGCCACGATGTCAGCGGTTGACTGTCCGGTGACCTTGGCCAGCAGCTGCGTGGCGCGGGTGGCCTGGTCAAGAGCCACACCACTGAAGCGCCCCGATGCCACCAGGCCCTGCAAGGTCTCGCGAGTGGCGCCGATGGTGGTGTTCGTGGACTTCGAGACCGCGGCGGCCAGGGAGTTGAACTTGCCCTCGGTGATGCCTGCCGCGTTTCCGGTCAGGATCAGCGCCTTGGCCAGTTCGTTGCTCTGGCGCTGGCCGGAGAGAAGACCGAAAGCCAGGGTTCCAGCGGCTGCCGCGGCGGAACCGATGCCGATGACCACAGGGGACAGCAGCGAGGCCACAGCGCCCAGCGCGCCGCGGAAACCGCCGAAGACGGCAGACAGTTGGCTGCCCTGTTGGATGAGCGCCGTCACCGGGCTGCCGCCGGCCTGGATCTGCACGAACAAGTCTTGCAGCTGCGCGCTTAGCTGCGCTGCCTGGTAGCCGGTCAGCTTGGCCTGTTCGCCTGTGGCTTTCAGGCCATCTGTTGCAGCCTTGGTTCCGGCTCCGACACGCTGCGTGGCGGTGGATGCTGCGGCAGCGCCTGATGCGGTGGCGCCGAACGCAGCAGCCGCACCTTGGGCCGTCTTCTCCAGCGCGCTCGCAGCCGTCTCAGCCTTGGTGCCGGTGGCTGCAAACTTGTCGAGCGCTGCGTCGGCGGCCTTGACCTGCGTACTGTCTACGGCGAGCGTGACGGTTGAAGTCGTGTTGGTCATTGGATGCCCCGCAAGACCTTGACGGCCTCGTCTTCCATCACCTGGATGTCATCGAACAGGCCGCCGCGCCATTGCTTCGCGGTGATTCCCAGCGCCAGGCGGACTTCGCGTAGGGCCTCGTAGCGCAGGCCCATTGGATCGGCGCCGCGAAACTCCCAGCAGCCCAGGCTGATGCGCTCAAAGAACCTCACGGCTGGCCAGTTGTCCGGCCACACCAGGCACTCGGTCTGCTGCGGGAAGTCCTCGGGTCTAAGGCCCAAGGCCCGCATGTCGGCCAGTTCTTGCTCGCTGTGGCCCGGCTGCTTCGCGTACATGGCGCGAGCAGCCGCCCTCAGTTTCCCGCTCGGACCTTCCCCAGCTCGGTGGCGAACTTCTCAGCGATGGCGAACGCCGCGCCGTGGTAGTTCGCCAGCAGCTTCGCCAGCGCTTCGCTGGAGAAGGCCATATCCGGCCCCTTCCAGCCGCGCAGCAGCATCATGGCCGTTTCGTGGTCCGTGCGGTCGCCTGCGCTGGCCGTGAAGCTGGCGTACTCCTCGCGGGTCATGTGCACGAACTCGCACTCGATCTCCGCGCCCTTGTCGCTGCCCGGGACCGGAATCGCCACCTTCGTCCAGAAGGTGGGATTCGGGTCGAGCTTGAGGGTGATGCCGCTCATCAGGAGGCGTAGCGCACCGGCTCGTTCAGCAGGCTCAGCGTCACCTGCACCGCCATGATCTCGTTGACCGTCAGGCTCGGGGTCTTGTTGAGCGAGACGTAGGCGTTGTAGAGGATGATGGAGCCGCTGGGCAGCACCACGCGAATGGCGCGCTGCTGGCGGTCGTCGTTGGCTGCGGACAGCGCGATGTAGCCGGCCAGCGCCGCGTCGTCGGCGATGCTGAAGGTCAGGCCAGCCGCCGACTTGTTGGTCGGGATGCGGCGCTCGGCGTCGGCCTCCAGGAACTGGTAGGTCGTGAACTGCTGTTCGCCGCCGTTGCTGCTGCTGGACAGGATCTGCTGGATCTGGGTCCAGCCGCTGATCTCGCGCACGGTGCCAGTGCCGCCGCCGGCCGGGAAGTTGGTCGTGCTGCTGGTGTCGAAGCCTTCCGGGCTCAGCACGGAGCCGGATGCCGCCGAGGCGCGGAAGATGCGGCTGTTGGCACGCGACCAGCCCGAGTTCCACTCGAAGAAGGCGCCCGTGGCGATGCCGTGCGCTGCCGAAGTGGTCAGGACGGCGGGGTTTGCGTTGGAGACGGCGGAGACGGTATCCGCCGCCACGTAGCCGGAAGCGATGCTGATGATCGAACCGTTCGGAACTTGCACAGCCATGATGTGGCCCTTTCAGACATGAAAAAGCCGCCTCTAGGGCGGCTGGTTGTGATGCCCTGGCGGGCGACTAGGAAACTCAGGGCGTCGTGTCGGCCCTGTAGGGGACCGAGCACGGCACGTTGAATCTGTCAGGCTCTGGAATGCCTGGGCCACGAGACAGCGGCTCGGTGATGAACACACGCAGCCCGCTGACCAGCAGCGTGGAACTTGGCGCAAACAAGGCCCGCAGTGATGCCACGATGGCTTCTGCTGCGGCCGGGCCGGTGCCAACAGGCGCGCAGACAGTCACCTGGAAGATGCCGCGGTAGACCGCATGCGTGCGCTGCAGGTCTTCGCTGAAGGTGGCCGCCGGCAGCAGGAAGGCGCGCAGGTACGTGCCAAGCGGCTGCGGGTTAAGTTCGACGTTCTCCCACGCCACCGGAATGACCGGGTTCTGCGCGTCGGCCCATGCCTTCAGCGCAGACTCGAAGCCGCGGCGGATCAGCGTCTCGCTCATGCTGCCGTTGCCTTTCTCACGTAGGCGTCAAACTCCAGCGCGGCCAGGCGAACCATGCCGGACGGCGCTTGCTTGGAGTAGCCGAACTCCAGGCGCTCTGCGTATGGCAGCGCATTGGCCAGGTACGTGATGCCGCCGACAGGCAGGGTCAGCGCCTTGGCCGCCTCACTGTCCGCCCGGCCCTTGTTGGTGCTGGGCGTGATGCTGTAGTTCGGGGCGCCTGCGCTCACGTTCCAGTTCGCCCGGAAGCGCCCGGTGTCCACGGGGCTGCGATTCACCGCAGCCGTGAAGAGTTGCAGCGTCGCCTTCCGCGTGACCGTCTCAAGGTCGGCTTTCATGGCGTCGGCCAAGCGATCCAGCGGAATGGAGAACTGGGCCATGGTCAGCGCCTTACCTGCAGCCTGTAGACCACCACCGTGCCATCCGGCCCGATGGGTTGCACGTTCACGATGCTGTGCACCACGTCGCCGATCACCAGCTGGTCGGTGGCGTCCGGCGTGACCGTCAGGCCTTCCGAGGCCAGCAGCACCTTCTTGTCGCCGCGCTGGATGCGCGTTCCGTCAATCAGCAGCGCCGGGAAGTCGAAGACCGCGCCGACGCAGTTGGTGTCAGATGCGGTCTGCGTGGCAGAACCGGCCGCCGGATCGTAGGCAGCAGCCGTCAGCTTGCGCAGCACCATGGCCCTGCCCCGCCCTGCCAGCATGCGCGCCGCGGTGCCTTGCAGGTTGAGGTAGAAGGCGCTCATGGATCAGGCCCGGGTCAGCGTCACGGTGTTGCCGGTGCTGGGGTTGAAGAAGGCCGTCAGCATGTTGTCCACCGCCCGATAGCGCACCCACGGCGCGGCGCCTGCGGTGTATTCGACTTCGATCACGTCAATGCGCTCGCGGGCAGCCACCCGGCCCACATCGGGCGCCAGGTCACCAGTGGCAGCACGCAGTGCCAGTTCGGCGCAGGCGTTCCTGACCGCGACCGGCACGCTGTTTTCGTCATAGTAGGCCGAGACGGTGCCGTAGCCGCCCGGGGCGTCACGCATCGGCACTTCGTAGCGCGGCCAGTCCAGCGACTGCGTGATGGTCTTGCGTTGGCCCGCCCAGCGCCAGCGGTAGACCTGCAGCATGTAGTCCGTGGCCCGGCGCAGGGCCGCTTCCTTCGACAGGGTGTTCAGTCCGGCCCAAGCCGTGTTGCCTCGGTTCGCGTGATACAGGTTCGCATCGACTGTGGCGATGTAGCTGTCCGCATCGGGCAGCCCGGTTCCGTCTTCGACAATCAAGGT